ATATCATATTCAACCACACCTATATCATTATATTTTAGGCGTAATTTTTGGAGCGAGTTTAAATTATTGTCTCTGTTAGCCCCAGCAAGATCAGTCTTGCTTATCTTGATATATTTTATTCCTGATGTTATAGTTGTTATAGACATATTATTATCTTAAGCAGATTGATTATTGAAACCACCAATTCCACCACCCTGTGGAACTAAACTACCTCCTGAACTTATATTTACTAATGTACTACCTGAGTCATACCATAAATATATCTCTCCTTGGTTTGGATTGGCATGTGTTAAAAATTCTCCAACAGTCCAATTATATGAAGAGCCAGACACTGTAGGATCAAATTCATATAAAGTAATATTATAGTTTATTTCTAATGTACTTCCTTCTAATATAACCTGACATTCAGGGTTTAGTACTTGGCGAGCAGCTTGAATAGAGGATCCTGAAAATTCTCCATTATAAAATTCATCTTGGGTTGATTGAGTTTCACTTACAGGACCTAACACAGATTGATTTGTATAATTCCAACTTTGAGTAATAGGTACTATATTAAATCCTGGTCCCGATCCTGAGATTTGGCCTTTCAAGTCAGGCATTGAACCCGCTGAAGAACCTGTAAATGAATACATTTGGATAGAGCCAGTATATATTTGTTCCTCATATGAGGTTTGAATTGGAGTGGTTCTTTGTCTCTCCAATAATGTGGATTTGATGATAATACCTGTGGCCATTTTAGTGCGGGCAGGTATAAAGTCTTTTAGTGTTTTAAATAATGAGTTATCAAAGTACTTAATTAACCTAACATAATCCCATATGTTATATGGTTGACCATACTTTTTAAAGTAATCATCTCTTAATTCATCTAGTTGAGCATAGTTCCTAGAGGTATTGAAGCGCTGTCTTGGATCACCAATAAGTTCTCCTATATTAAATGTTCCTAACTGTTGAATAATATCATCATTGACCTCGTTTTGAGGTGAGAAACCAACCTCTAACATATTAACATCTGGACTATAACTTTGAGATAGTATATAGTTTTGTTGGATACTAATTTGGTTAGATAATACTGTGCCGTAGGCTTGATTAGATAGAATTTGGATTTTATCGTCCACTTCTCCTCTCATACCTACTGCAGGGCTATCTTGGTATACAATTTCTCTGTTTGGTTCACTATATCCTCCAGTTCTACTATTGTTATAAAACAATATTTGGTATGCAGAAGAGGTAACTCCTGTATTTGGGGCTATGAATGAAGCGGTGATTAATGAAGGGGCATTTCCTAGTATTGCAGGATGTACTGAGGTAAATGAGGATGAATGGAATGTGGTTTGGGTTGAGGAAAATATTGACTCAAGTTCATTTCCTAATGGTGCTCTAAAGTTTAGAATATCAAAAGAACTTGATACTCCTTGTAGAGCCATACCCTCAATAGATTCAGGATCCATAACGTAATCATTGAATGCTGCCTCATTTAATGGTAAACCATAATATCTAAATTCCTGGAATGAACCTGAAAATAAGTTGCGGGCTGTATTTAATGTTAAGTTACCGATTGTAGAACCTGATATGAATCCACCTAAATATACTCCGTCAACAGAGGAGGTACCAAATGAGTTCCAAGCCTGGTTATAAGAACCAGATACAATTACTACTGAACCGTATGATGAAGAACCATATTGAGATACTCCGTATTGAGAACCTGAACCAGAGGAAGGTGTTACTACAGTAACTAAATCACTCCAACCTAATTGGTCTCCATCATAACCTTCATATAGTTTATTTTTGGCGTATAAAGTATAAGAGGTAAGTGAAGAAGAATCACTGGCTGATATATGTTGGTTTCTTCTAAACATAACACTCCACCAGTCACCATCAAAAAATGGTAATGTAATGTCAGGTGAGGTTATAGTACCACCTTGGGTTGATGAACCTGAGATGTAAAATCTTAAATTACCATACTGGTTATATTCATTTGGGATTGAACCTGAGTATGAACCTGATGTTAATGAACCTGTATAGTATAGAAAAACACCAAAATCAAAGTTTGTTGAAGTTCCTGAACTGTTAGATTTTTTAACTAATAAAGATTGGGTAAATGGTGTTGTGGTTGGGATTCCCTCAGTTTTAAACCTAAACTCAATGGTATCAGGTACTATGTACTGAGAACTCTCTATGTAATTTTTATACAAAGGCATCCATGGAAATAAGGCCGAGGATGAGGTAAATGTTTTATAGGCATAATTATACCGGCGATAAAAAGCATCCCAATTATTGGTGTCAACTTTATCTTTTCCTCCAAACTCTCGTATCTTTAAAACAGTGTCAGGAACACCAAATATGTTTATTAACATTCTTAGACCAGCTAAAGTACCTTTGGATTTAACTAGTCGAGGTAGGTTATGATATAAACGTTTGTATATTTCTTTACTTATATCATCTGTCGGATAAACATAACTTTGAGAGGTTAGGGTTGATAATTGACCGTATGGGTTCCAAGAGTTAACTAAAGATGAAGTTAAGTTGGCCGCTATATAGTCAGTTATGCGTTCACTACCTGTTGGAGGAGCATAACCTAAAGATGGGTTTAGGCCTGTCCAAGCTGTATAGTTGTCTTGGCTATTATAATTGTTTCCGTATGTGGTAAAACCAAATGAATTTAAGGCATCCTCCACCATTTCAGGGGGAATACCTAAGTTCATATTATTGTTGGATTGAAGTTTTTGGGTTGAATATTTAGCATAGGTCCATAGATAATCAAACAGTTGACTAACCATCTCCACAAATGTTAGATATTGAGCATTTGAAGGATTTTCTCTTAAATATTCAGGTACTGTATAATATAGATTACTCTGGTTGCCCTCATCATATAAAGAGGCTGAATAAATCTGTCCTCCAAAAAATGGACTTGATGGATTAGCACTACCTAACCAAGTTAGAACTGTATTGCTGCCAGTAGGCAGTAGAGTGTAAGGAGGTAATGTTCCAGATTTAGGATAAGCATAGGAACTAGATTCATAATATAAGAAGTATTCATAACCGTCAAAGTTTTTAATAATATTGGATATCTTACCCTCAAGTAAGTTTGTGTTTGTAGTTAGTTGTTGAGACTGTGATACTGATGATAATGTATTTAGGTCATTTTCAAACGATTGAATTTGGCCAACTTTATAATAAAAATTCTCTATACGAGTTTGGATAGAGGAAAAATGTGTAAAGTTTGAAAAATCAGTATAGTCTATATTTAGTTCAGTGGATTGTTCCTCTAATATACTTAATAATTGGTCTAGAGAAGAGGTAGCGCTAACATTTAATAGACTTGATACAGATTGGTAATCTGAGGAGTTATTAATTTTGTCTTTAAAATCCAGGTTTATGTTAGGGCCTTTAATTTTGATTAAATCGTCACTTAATATAAAGTCATCCTCAAATACAACTTGGTATGCTTTACTTTCAGCTGATTTTGAAATAACATATAGAGTGTCTTTAACTCCATATTGAGATGGTAATGGTTCATATAACTTGATTAGAACAGAAAGATTTTCTCCTGCCCCATCTAACTCTATGTTAGTTACAATTTCATATTCATTTCCTCCAAAGCCAATATAAAATTCATCAAAATATTGTGGATTACTTAAACGTTCTAATACAGAAGGATATTCTGATATTATTGTTTCAGGAGCTATAAAATTGGATTTTAACCTTAATTCAGTGCGGTCTCCTGAGATATCAGAAATATAGAATGTATTGTTAATAGAGGAATTAAATTCTCTATATATAAAATTATACAATGAATAATAATCTCCTACATCAAATCCAGCATCTTGAACATCTTTGCCAGGGTCAAGTTCTATAGTAGAGGCTTTTTCTATGTCTGTTATACTTGGATCTTGAACTATAGACCATCCCCTAAAATTATAATCAGTATATATTAGAGTTTTATTTAAGTCATAAATATATAACTCAATAATATCTTGACCAGGGGTAAATAATCCTTCAACTTCAAAACTAGGAATAATAGTTTGGTCGGCTAATTCAAACCCTGTTTGGGTCAGAAATATTGGGTCTATATCTGTTACAGTGAAATTAGCCATTTAATGATAATGCTATTTGAGTTGTTAGGTCTATATTAGTCTGTAGTAATTGGAGATTTTCTTCTCTTAATGATGTTATCTCTTGTAGTAGAGCTTGAATTTCTTCATTATTTTGTTGGACGTTTATATAATTGCCACTTTCTTTAACTAAAAATTCATGTGAGTTAGTAGGACCAAATTTTGGTATTTGGAAAAACAACTCGGAGTATAATGTAAAAAACTCATTTATGTTTCCCAAACTTGGGATGGCTTGAGTTGTAGCTGGTTCTTTTAATTGACTAAAAGAAGTGTCAACTGTATTTTTGAACTTATTTTTATCAAATACCTGTCTATTTAGGTTTAACTTACTCATCCATTCACTACTTTAAACGTTAGGTCTTGATCATGTATTAGAGTTGAGCCATCAATTGTGGTTTTGATAAGTACGGTATAGTAACGTTCTGGTTCAAATCCATCCATATATAAAGTAAAGTGATTACCTGTTGAATCAGCACTAATACGGGTATATGTATTATCAAAATCAATAATGTACTCGTTTGTTTTAGTATCTTTTACAGCGTATGTAGAATTTTGAGGCAGATAATAATTAACAGTATAACCTGAGGAAGTTGAATAAGTTCTTGGTGGATATTTTTGGGCTACATTTAATCTAAACTTTTGTATACTTCCTGAGTAATACTCTCCTATATTTGAATCTAAAGATAATAGGATGTTTGAGGTTGTAGTTATTGTGCGGGAGGAAGAACCTGTATTAAATATATAATCATTCCATCTAAATTCAAGATATGGAGGATAGATAGTATGAGTATCAATAGAGAAAAACTTCATAAAAGTGGTATTAGCATCATTTTGGCTAAATTCACTTGTACTATATTGTTTTACTATAAATCCATCATTTACAATTGAACTACTATACCAGTTTAATACAGTATTGGTAACATCCACATTTAAATCAAGTGGGTCACTATATGAAAAAGATTGGGTTTGGACTATATTTAGTCCTAAAGATGAACCTGTATACCAAGTTCCTCCTCCTGTAGTACCTGAAAATGAGGCAGTAACATATGGAGAAAAACTTGAAGTGGACCATTTATTTCCTCCTTCATAATCTCTCCAGGTCCAACTTGTACCATTGTCTGTAATAGGTGAGTCTTCAAATTTACCTGTTCCCATCCCCCAACTTCCTGATACTGGATATATTTCTAAGGTAGTGTCTAGGTTTAAACCTGTAATTATAGCTTTATAATTTTTAAGGTATGTTTTGAAACTAGATCCACTAACTCTATTGTTAATAATATTGTTAATATCATTGTTAGTGAATTGGATTAAGTAACGACTTACTTGATCATCCCCATTTTTAATATAAGTTGAAGCCTCCAATATCTCATCCAACCCAGTATTCATAGTAGGATACTCAGTATATAAGGTAGCATCTTTGGAAGGGAAAATTTTATATATTGCCATTATGTTTTATATTATCCGTAAATAAAAGATATATTACCAAAAATTGAATTATAAACCCCATTCACCTTATTTATATCATTTAAATATGTATTAATTGGGGTAAATGTTTGAGTGTATCCTTTTTTAAAATTTTTCACTGTAGTACCACCTTGAGGTCCTACTATAATAGGTTCATTTTCAATTAAATCTAAACCAGTGTCAGCAAAAGTTTGAGATAGGAAACTATTGTCTTGAATGTCAGTTAATTTAATATCATTACCATCATATAAAGGTTTTGAGGGTAAATAAGGTTGATTGAAACCTGCTTTAGTATTTAAAATATTAGTACCACCTTGTGCTAATACTTTAATAGGACCTCCGTTTGGTAATGGGTTCTCTAAATCTAAATTGGTTTTATCAAATGAATTAGGTAAAGGACTATTTCTTTTTATATCTAAAAGAGTGGATTTATCACCGTTTTGTCTTATACCAAATAGTGGATTTTTTGGAGTATATTGTTGAATAAATCCTTCAGTATTAGCATTAACAAATGTAGAACCTCCTTGAGTTAATACTTTTATTGGACCCCCGTTAGGTGATGGATTCTCTAAATCTAGATTAGTATAAGGAAAAGAATGTTGTAATGTTACTATAGGCATATCTTATATTATTAGAATGATACTACTCTACCTTTAATATCTGTATTAGGATATTTTACTTCAAATATCATAGGATCTATTGATGGATAAATAATTCCATTAACTAAAGCTCCTTCAACATCATATGAGTAATTACTGTAGCCTAAACTAGTTCCTGTTTTATTATATATTTTAATATTTTTAACAGTTTGAACTCCCTCTATTCTATCTAATAAGATATATAAGTCTCTCATAATGATGGGCTGATTAATTTGCCAATCTTCAATATCAAACTGATTAATTAAGGCATTATTACATCTCAGTAATACTTCATTGTTATTATAATTAGGTAATACTACTACATCATAATCTATACCAATATTAATGATAAACGCATCCTTTAGTTTAATGGAGTCATTTATCATTTTATATTGAGATAAATAGGTTTTGATATTTTGTTTTAATGCGGTTGAGGTCACCCTTAAATTTTGGTTTAAATCGTAAGATAAAACGTATAAATCAAGGACAGTTGGGGCCTCATTCAATGCGGCGTCTGATAGTTTTGCTGCTTGAGCATACGCTTTAGCCACTGCCCCATAAGAGGAAGGCATACTTAAAACCCGTATAAGATAATCTTGAGGGGTAACAGTTCTTAGCTGATTTTGGTAATTACCTAAAGCATTTTGTCTTACTTCCTCTAATGTATCTCCAGCTGTACCTCCGCTTGCTGCTATTGGATTATTGGAGGCAACTGAATTAAATATAATTTGAGCTAAGGCTGTATTGGAGATATTTGAGTTGATAAAGGTAGTTAAATTAGTATTAATACCTGTTAATGTATTGGCCTCAATATTTGAGGTTAATCCTCCTCCTGTTAAATATCTTATAGTTAATGTAGTGTTTGAAGGAGCAATACCATAAGTATTAGTTAATACAAAGTTTAGAGGTGAATACGCTGTAGTTAGTTTTGATTTTTGGAATGGTAGTCCTAAACCTACATTATCGGGGTTTGGAGTAAATTCCTCATCATTGTCTCCAGTTGTACCAGCTCCAAATTCTAGTTGGAGTACAGATTCATTTAAAAAACGAGATGTAAATCTTCTTTGAACTTGTTTTATTTTAAGTAATGTTGGAGTATCATCTGCCCCTGATAGATTAGGATCGTTGGTTGGGGTGTTAGGGATAGAGGTAAATACACTTTCTTGGGCTAAATTATCTACCTCATACCATTGGTTTCTATCACTATCAAAGACATCCAATATTCCTATAATATTAGTTCCATTTATAGTGGATGTAGAGAATTTTTGAGGACTACCAAAAGATACAGTTGTTGTATTAATAGCAGCCGAGATAGCTTTACGAGTCTTTCTTAGAAGATAAAATGTTGGTTGAGTGCCTGAAATTTGATATACAGTTACTTCAGTAGGATCATTTGAACTGCTGGTTGAAAAATCAATTGGGTCCTCTAAAATAAATGAGGTACCGTTAGTTGAATTAGCTATTGTATTTTCTCCTACTTTTAAAGCATAAGTATAGTCAGGAAAAGTAATACTACCACTTGTAATAGCAGGTAATTGTTGATAAACATCAACATCAACAATAGCAGGAGAGGTTACTTTAGGTTTATACCCGAGTTGATATGCTAAACCAAATACATTTTCATTTTGACGAGCATATTGAATGAATGTTTCTTGGAATTGGTTATCTTGATAAAATGATAATATATCACCAACGTAGGCTGCCATCTCAATAAATAACATACCTGTGGAGGCGGGAGTGAAATCATTATATGTTGAGGGGAAATAGGTCCTTGAAAAGTCTATAAGAGACGTTCTTAAATTACTAAAATCCCTATTTAAATATCTTATGTCTCGTTTTAATGTTGTGGCCATTATTGAAGTTCTATGTTAATTTCATCTTGGACTCCGAATCCAACTATCCTATATGTTATAGTCATAAATATGGCATTATTATCAATTTGATTATTAAACTTTACATCTTCAATAGAAACGTTTGGAAAAAATTGAGACACACCATCTCTAACTAAAAGTTCAAGGGTCTCTAATGTTCCTTGTTCGAGTTGCTCAAATAATTGAGACCTTAAACCTAAACCAAAATTAGGGGCAAATACTAGTTCTCCTGGATTAATAAGTATATAGTTTATAAGATTAGCCTTAATTTGGTCCGCGGTAGTGTAAGTTGGATTAAATACCCCATTAACATCAAAATTTAAGTCAAATCCTATTTGGACATTATTACCAATATCCAGAGGAAATTTATTTGGTATTTGTTGTGCCATTATGAGTTAAGTAATTTAGATATTTGGCCCATATCGACATCTCCTGTAGGTAAACTACCTTCAATACCAGAGGAAGGAGATATAGGTCTATAAATATTACCAGTGTTAAATTCTAGGGTATCGGAGGCACCCCTTGAAAAAGGCATATCCATCATTTCTTCATATTTGGAACGTAAATTCTCTATTGGTATTTTTGGGGTAGCAGAAGAATAATTCTGGTATGATTGTTGTTCATTAATTGGGGAACGAGAAGTACGGATAGCCTCCATTAAAATATCTTTAATTTCTTCTTTAATAGCTTCACGGACTGATTCTTTGATGATTTTTTTTAGAGCGTCGAGTTTCATTTTATTATAAGTATTTAAGAGTTAAAAACAATTTGATCTATTTTAAATTTTATTTCATCCACTAACACTTGTGTTGAGGAACTATATGAGTATGGTCCCAATATAAAATTGTTAGGGTTAGTAGCCAATGAGGCTTTAATTCTTCTTCTAGGGAATGAGAATGTGTTTGATGAATCATACTCAGTAGTTAGAATGTATCCTTTATATCCTAAAGGAGAATTAGAATTTGGTTGGAGTTGATCATCTAAAATATTATTAATATTAGATATAGAAGATAATGGTTGAGTGACAATATAGTTTTGTCTTTCATTCTCATCTAAACATCCTAAAATAAGATTATCAAGTTGAGATAATAGCGATTGTATTGATTGTAATTTATTATTTATACTACTTATAGCAGGAGATATAGCAGATAATGAAGCATTAGTTGAACTGAGTATATTTCCTACTGTATCTAATGTATCTGATAATATTGTTATAATATTTATAGGGATACCGATTCCAGGAGGGGCTGCTGTTGGAGCAGGTATTGCTTTAATGGTTTGGACAATTCCGTTTAATCCATCAATAAAACCTTGTGTTGTGGTTGCTGTTGATTGTAATGTATTTAAACGATTATCAATTTGAGTTATAGTATCTGAAAGAGTATTTTTAATGATTATAATTTCTGTTAACCGTTCTTTAGTTGGGCAATTGTCATTGAATTGAATTATTAATTCATTAACAATAGAATCTAACTTAAATACAGATTTAACTGAATTTTCAATGGTTGATATTATTAAATTATTCAGAGACATTACTTAGTTTTACTAGTTTTTGATTTAAATGATTCTAGTTTACCTAACATTTGATTAGCTTGTTGAGTTAATAATGTGGATGCTGAGGTTACAGCTACATTAGGTTGGCCAGGAATTGGAGTACCTACTGTATTTAAAACTGTTGTTAATGATATTAATCCATTTAATAATAATTGGAACTCATTTAAAAAAGAATTGCCTAAGATAATAGGTTCAGTGGCATTTAAGTCTCCTAATCTAATATCTGAACTTTGAATTATAGTTTGTGGGGCATCAATATTGACTGACTCCCTAGCATTTAAACTTATAGTTTTCTGGGATGATAGTAAGATAGAGTCTGTTTTAGTATTAAATAATAAACGATCAGAATTTATGATAGCTTGTTTACCTTGATACTCAGAGGGAGACTGTGGTTTAACTTTATATGAGGTATAATTTTTACTAGAGACCTCTATTGGGATTTTTTGATTTGAGATTAAATATATACTAGTTTGATCTTTATTTATATCCTCTAATTGCGGTACCCAAGGATCTCTTCCATCATCATGTTGGCCATTTCTTATTATAATAATTGGATCACCATCTTCTCCAACAGTGGACCATAAATTTGGAGTATTGGGGCGTAAAACTGTAGAACCAAATCTAATACTATTTCCCCACCGACCCTCATATATAATATCTCCTTCATAAGGTAAAAGAGATTTTACGTCTAATCTTTCTTTAAATGTATTACCTAATTTAATTTCAGTAGAACCATCTGTCACTTTACGGACACTTCCTCCTTCAACCTGTTGATAATCTTTTTGTTGAGATTCAGGTAATGTACTATCAGTAAATGGAGGATAGCCATTATGGTGAATACTATTCCATAAATTTATAGGTTGAAAATAATAATATTGAACCGCGCTAGTACTTTCACCAATCCCGGTATTAGGCAGTGCTATTATATAGACTATTTCTTCTAATAAGGGAAAATTTTTTTGGTTTGGAAATAACGGTAAAGCAAAATTATCATTGTTTATATCTCCTGTGGGAGTAGGAGCATTAATATCTGACCAAAATATTCCACCTAATGATGCCCATTCCCCTCTACCTGAAAATCCTAAAGAATTTTGGTCTAGAATTATAGATTTAACTCTAACTGATTGAATGTTTATCCCACCACCTGAGGATAAGGCCGATAAATTAGGTGAACCTGATAATAGGTTGGATTTTTGTTTTAATGACATTACTTATCATCTAATGGTTTTTGTAACTGATCTAGTTGAGCCATTAATTCTTCTCGTTCAGCTTCAGTAATACTTAAACCATCACCTCCTCCGTCACCTTGATTATTAAAGATACGTTGAATGATAGTGGCCATTTTAAGTAAATGTTCATCATTCTTAACACCAATTTCAAGGTAATTAGCTATAAGGGGAACAATAACAGTGGCATCACTAACATCATTAACTAAATCTTTTAGTTCACGAACTAGACCTGAAATTGTTTTTTCTTTTTTCTTCTGATTCTCATATATCTCAGCTAAAAGATCAGAGAATTTTTTATCACCAAATATATTTTTTTCTAAAGATCCCATAATATTTTATTATATGTATGGTTATTTTATAAACCTAATATATCCGTTGTCAACATAGAATTGATATTCAGGACGAAAATGGTCATATATTTTATTAACCACTTGAGTTATTTTAGGTGTTTTAGCATCCACCATTTCTCTTATGTAAATATATAATGCCTTTTTATGAAATATATTTATATTTTCTCTTTTACGAAATAGTTCTAAAACAGCATCAGCTATCTTGGCATCATCTTTGATTGGATGAAAATTATAGATATTGTCTGTATAGTATTGAGTAAATACATCTATAAAAAATGACAGATTATCTTCCTCTTCTGAGAATTCAAATACATCATCTTCACTTAATTTTTCTAGATTATCTCGATTTGTGGAGGTTTTATAATCTTTTTCATATCCAATTACCTCTCCTATGGAAGTTGAGTTAATTTTCTTTTTGTAATTTTTCCTATTATAAACAATTAACCACCGTAAAGCTATAGTCCCAAAAAAAGAATAAGCTTTCTTACCTAGTGTAGGATTAAACCTATGAATTTTACTTAGTAAAAATATAATCACCTCATGTTGGAGGTGTTCTAAATTATCTACGTCTGTATTTCTAATTCTATAAGTATGAATTAGATTTTGAGTAAGTTTAAAAAAAGCATAATGTATTTTTTTACTATATAGTTTACTTTTTTCTTCTGGGTTGGTTAATATGTTATATAGGATAATAGCATTTTCTGTTTCTTCAGTAAAATATCTTTTACCCATATTTTTAGAATTTTTTTAACTGGAAGTTATTTAGAATGTTTTGAATCTTCTGTAGATTAGTAAAGAAGAATCCAACTTCATCATCTGATTTAAATACTCCTCTTTCATCCAGTTTTTTTAGTTTAGTGTCTGAAATTTCAATGGCTCGAGACAACTGGTCTAGATAATTTAAATATCCAACCATTATATCTTCTTGCCGTTCATTTTTACGTAATAAATTATATGTGGAAAACCCCAGTATAATAGATAGTAATCCAAAGAAAATAGTTAATGTAGTAAATAGTGTTATCATAGGTCATCTAACATATTCTTCAAACTATTACTCTTAATAGAACCTAAAGCCTTAGTTTGTTTTGACTGTGAAGTTTGTTTAGGAGTAGTTGTCATTTTAAAGTTTGTCTTTTTAGATTCTTCTTTAGGCTGGTTTTTTAATTTAGGTAACCATTCACGTTCAAACTCAATTCGAGCAGCCATTAAATCAGCTTGATGTAAAATAAATGGAAGTGCAGTACGTGGTTTTTGTTCTGGCATAAATGTGTGAAGATATTTCTTGTTAGCTTCATCATATAAACCATCATGGGTTTGAATGGCTAACATTTCATTAAATGAATATCTAATACCATGAGCCTGGAGTAAATATAAACCACGATCTGGAACGGAGGCAAAAGGTACTTTAGAGTTAAACATGTAATCTTCTCCTAGTTTTTCCTTTCTCCAGTTATCAGTCTGAGGAATATAAGCTTCATTATCCTCGTCTCCCATTTTTCCTAAGTCATGGTTAATGGCTGAAAATATAAGTTCCTCTAAAGTAAATGTAGTAACATCAGCACCCATTTCTTTCCATAAATCATATAACTTTAAACTACATTCAACTACTCGATTAACGTGTTCAATATACCCTCCTGGAAATGCGTTATGGTATTCTTTCTTATGAGCCGCAGGCATTAGGATTAATCGGTCCTGATATTGGTTATAGAAATCAAGTAGTGCTTGTTTCCTATCTCCGTCTCCAATCCAGGTATCAATATTATCAGTAAACTGATCCCAGTTGTCTTTAATTTGTTCAGCAGTCAATTCCATATTTATCGGATTGGATTAATTTCATTAGAGCTCATTTCTTCTCGTTCAATCATGGATTTAATCTCAGATACTAGATTTTCAACGTTACTGATTTCTATTTTATAGTTATCTGTTGATTCTCCTCGGTTCAGATAGAATTTCATTTTGTTCATCGAGCTATCGATTCGTTCTAGTTGTCTTAACATCAGTTCTCTGTTTCTCATATATTTTAGTTTTAATTAGTTACTTATTAACACCCGTAGTTATATGATACATAAAAAATTTCGGGAGGCCAAATATTTTAAGATTCTTTATGACCTTCTTTATATAACATAAAATTTAACGTGTAAATTAACGATCTATTATATGTATGGCGCAGTATGCGTTTTTATATAGTATGTGGTTATTACCACTGTTTATCGATATAATTTAACGGCATTGGTAGTCAGCTGCCTTAGTGGCTATTTGGTTATGTGGTTTAATATTTGCTTTATATCCTAAAGACTCAGCCCAACCTTTTACACCAGAAACTAGTTTTTGGCTAAAGTATTTCTTATCATCATTATAGTCAAAATCAAGCTCAACTTTTAAGCTTGGAATTTTAGTAGTTAGCCATTCTGCTGTTTCAATAGTAAGTTCAGCTTCTCTGAATAATTTAGTAAAGCGGTCTTTGATGCGAGGTACTTTTTCTCTATGATAGATATAATGAACACCTCTAGTGCCAAAACGATAAGCAATGGCAATAGCATAATAAGTGAATTCTCCTTTATTTTGAGAATCAGTACCAATATGGATTTCGACATGAGGAGTATCCTCAAGTATTTTGATAGTATGACTAACTACATTAACCCTATCTCCATCACATTTTCTAAATAATTTCATGATGTAAATATATAAAGACATATTGAAATAGCCAAGCGGAAGACACTGGGATCGAACCAGATACCCGTAGGTACACATTGCTTAGCAGGCAAGCCCTCTCGCCGTTGAGGATTATCTTCCATTAAAGTGTGTCTATTGGTATTCGAACCCAAACTTCAAGAATCACAATCTAGCGTGCTAAACCATTAACACTATAGACACCGCGGAGAGTGAGAGATTCGAACTCCCGGAGGTTTAACCCTCAATAGTTTTCAAGACTACCGCAATCGACCACTCTGCCAACTCTTCAAATTACAAACTTTTAGCAATACTCATAATAACCTCTTCTTGTTCTGAGGTTAGTTGTAGTCTTCCTTGTCTGATTTTATCAACAGCCTCAAACCATAGTTCATCAAGTATATTGGCTGGTTCCTGTTCATTTTCCTCTAACTGACTAGGTACATATCCTATATCATATAGTTCATCAATAATATCTTGTTTATCTCGATCAGATAAGTTCCATAGGATATCATCAAGCTCAATATTAATTGAAAAGTTTGACATAATTTAATTTTTAAAGGTTAGTTGTCCCCCAAGGATTCGAACCTCGATTAGATGGACCAAAACCATCTGTCCTGCCATTAGACGAGGGGACAAAAATATATCAGTGTTTTGACGGGTTTATAATTTATCCGTTAATTTGTTGTTTTGTGCCTTTTGGGCTAAATTTTGAGTCTAGTTTATCAACTCTTGAATCAATGTAGGATTGAAGATCATCTAGTCGCCTAGAAATCTCTTCTTTGTCTCTCCATAAACTGGAATGGAGATCATCAATTCTACGACCTGCATGTGATGAAGTGCTTTCCTCAATTCTATACATATCTAGTCTATTAGATTCGATACGAAATTCGGTGTCATGACACCATTTGTTTAGTTTTGATAACTTAACAATACCATATACAACTGATGCGGTTAATACTACAGCAACCACTGATAGCATTCCTAATGTGAAATAAAGTGTTTCCATAATTTTAATGTGTTAAATTGCCAAAACACTGATATATTAGAGCAGTAAACAGGACTCGAACCTGCAACCCTCGACTTGGAAGGACAATGCTCTACCAATTGAGCTATTACTGCTTATGTTGTGGACCGTATCGGAGTCGAACCGATGACCTCCTGCGTGCAAGGCAGGCGCTCTAGCCAGCTGAGCTAACAGCCCAAAATTAAGTCGAGGTGGCCAGGTTCGAACTGACAACCTCCTGGTCCCAAACCAGGCGCGCTACCAACTGCGCTACACCTCGTAGTAGTAGTAATAAGACTCGAACTTATAACCTCTTGCGTATCAGGCAAGTGCTCTAACCAATTGAGCTATACCACTATATTGAGCCCCCTGTAGGAGTCGAACCCACGACCTACTGAGTACAAATCAGTTGCTCTAAGCCAGCTGAGCTAAGAGGGCATTATATAAATAATTTAGCACGCCTGGATAGATTCGAACTACCGACCTTTGGTTTTGGAGACCACTGCTCTACCAACTGAGCTACAGACGCGTATAAAAAAGAGGTCCTGACTGGATTTGAACCAGTGTCAATGGTTTTGCAAACCACCACCTAACCACTCGGCCACAGGACCTAAAAGTGGGCCTTGCCGGGTTTGAACCAGCGACCCCCTGATTATGAGTCAGATGCTCTAACCAACTGAGCTAAAGGCCCTTATAGCGCTTCCTCCTGGGTTCGAACCAGGGACCTACTGATTAACAGTCAGTTGCTCTACCTACTGAGCTAAGGAGGCAAACGATAGAGCTTTGTGTGAAAACACAGCCACCTGCTCTATCTGGTGGGTGTCCTTTTTATGCCTTGCTGCAACCCACAGGACCATTCGTGAGACTTGCTTCCTCCAATGGTTGTTATCGTCCTAGTGCAAGTTCAGATAACTGCTGTACCGATGGTAGGACTCGAACCTACACGCATAAGCACCAGTTCCTAAAACTGGCGTGTCTACCATTTCACCACATCGGCATAATGCGTGATGTGGGCTTTTACCATCTTTACTGCACCGTATCACGCATCTGGCGGTGCAAGGCTTTCTGTTTGATCAGAACTTGTGATCCCGGCGAGGCTCGAACTCACGGCCCGTACATTAAAAGTGTACTGCTCTACCAACTGAGCTACAGAATCTTAAAAGCGGTTCGGACGGGACTCGAACCCGCGACCCCATGCGTGACAGGCATGTATTCTAACCAACTGAACTACCGAACCATTTTTGTACCGAGGACGGGAATCGAACCCGTACGAACATCACTGCCCACAGGATTTTAAGTCCTGCGTGTCTACCGATTCCACCACCTCGGCTAAATTAAGATTTTAAAAACTTATCCTCGTAAGGGTAAAGAAACTCTATCTTATTTGTTTTTTGCGTAATCAGGACAGGATTCGAACCTGCGACATTTGCAACCTTTATAACGTCTCATATCCAAATGGTTATGGACTGTGGTGTTTTTCAGGATGTCATCGGCCACTTTGACATTACGCAATACCTGACTGTGTTGCTTGTCTTTCCAAGCTGTCATTAGTTTAGTTGTTTTACTCAAACAACCAACATCACTAAAAGTG